GCTATCGTAGAACGCAAGCCTAATCTTCTTAAACAATACCAAAAATGACCCACAGAGAGCGAGCAGCATTGTTTTATGAAGAATGGGAAGCCGCAAATAAGCAATGGCTACAATACCCAGAAGTAATGATAAATTTCGCAGAGCATTGCCTGAAGAACCAGGAGGAAGCAGATTTGAAACACTTCTACTATTGGATTAAGGCCAATAAATTAATCGGGCTATCGCCAGAAGAGAAAGTAAGATTTTACCTGAAAGACAAATGAAACATCAGCACACATACGAATTAAAAATCTACAATGGCCGTGTTAAGGTTTATGTAGACGGATTTGTTATGTTTACATTCAATCAGATTGACTTTGCAGGTTATTATGCTTACAAAGACGATACTGACCTTTATGGGTTAGACATTTACCTGAACAGGGAGCAAGCCGGACCGATGCAGATGGAAGTCTATTTCAAGACTAAAGAAAACTGGTTGGCAATTTTAAAATTATTGGATGAGAGATTATGACACAGAACGAACAAAAAGCGCAAGCTTGGTACGATGAGTGGGAATACTTTGTCAAAAATCCTGATGATGCAATTTCCTTTGCCGCCTCCTGTCTTGACAAGAACGATATTTTGCCGGAAGCGGAAGAAAAAAAATGGGCATCATTGAATCACAGATTGCTTGCTAACTTCCTGTATCTGCCCGAAGAACATCAGATTCATTTGATGGAATCAATGTTGGCAAAAAGACCGAAGTTAATTGAAACCTTAAACGTCTTTAAAGCGGGAGTGGATGACTAAGACTACCCCAATCGACAAAAAGCATTGACAGCCCGGAAAGACGGGCAAATGGTGGAGGGGCGTAATGAGGCAAGGCTGGCCGAGGCCCGTGTGGTTGCTATTCCGGTTCGACTCCGGACTCCACCGCTTTTTTAGGGTTGAATCCTGTTCTGACTACAAATTAAAACATATGGAAAGTAGCAACGATTTCAGCAAGTTCCTCCTGTTCGTCAAGGGCGTCCTGGAGTCTGGCTGGGTGATCAAACGTAGCGGCAAGAAGCTTAACAACGAGGCTAAGATGCATTTTAATCGCCTTCTTAATGAAGCTGCGCAATTCGAAAAGTATATTCACAAAGAAGTGGGGCCTGAAATTGCGTCCCTGGAGGACGACATCAACTCGGACATCATTCATTTCGTCTGGACTTTGTTCGACCTGCCTGCAAAAGAGCGTGATGAATTCTTCGAGTATATTAATAAATTTGAGGACAACCCGGAAAGACGGGTAAATAGGGTTGAAAAGATAAATGCCTCCGCCATTGGTAGGGGCTTTTTTTACTCACCCTGTTTCGGTGGTTGGGATTCGATCCGATTCCGTTTCTTGACCAAATCCCAAAATCCTGTAATGAACTGACCTAGTACATAGATCAGGATTGTATCTGACTTGTCTATCTTTTCAAATTTGTAAAGCCAACCCAGACCGAATAGAAGCCCTGCCGTCATCAGCGTGACAACGGCAAAGGTTATCGCTTCCATCCACCTCTGGAAGGTCATTAAAGACCAGGGAAGAGTCCCTTAATCAGACCGCCAATAAACCGACCTCGTTTTTCTGCCCTCTCCGATTTTGGCCCTTTCGCCAGATTAACAGAATCGAGGTACTGAACGCACAAGGCCAGATCATGAATCTGATGAGCCAATGAATCATTGTTATTCTGCAACACCTGGATTCTGACCGACTGAACCAACATCAAAGAATCAACCTTCCGGTCGATCTTGGTGCGTTTCTGAATGTTGGACTGGATTTGATATTCGATGCCTCCAAGGCCCATTGCAAGGACTGATAAACCGATGATAACGTATTTCATAAAATTGATTTAATAAATTTTAAAAATCTATTCCAGAGTGACAATCTGCGTTGCCGGATGGCATCCCTTGTAATCAAAGGTTTGATCTGCGTTTCCCATTCCGGTTTACTTACGTCCCTGACACGTTTATATGTGTCCAAACTGGCATTGAAACAACGCCAAACAAGGAGGATCAGCCAACCATGATAAAAGAGGAAGCCTTCGACCGATGAGAAACTTATATTCACATCAGCGAGTGAATACATCATACGCATTGACCAATACGAGCATTGATCACCAACGGCATGGAAGCTATCCTGCCGAAGGTTGCAGACAAATGTGGATAATATCTTCATTACTTTGACCAAATAACGTGTGAAGGCAATGCAGGATCACAGTCAACGTGAATCCATGATTTATAAATACCAATCCGGTTAAACCCGACCGCCTGAAGTGAGCAGAGAATCCGATAACCCTCCGTTCCTGACGAATACCCGATGTCAGCCGCCCAACCTTTGGTATGGGATGAATTCGGTTCACCACCGACCGCCTTGTTGTGAGCCGGAGTCCGATAACCTGAATTGATCTTGAAAGGTAATCCGCACAATGAACGGGCCTTGTCAAGTTTGAGTAAGAAGTCTGATTGCATAGCTAGACCGGATCCAGGGGCATCAGGTGAATCAAACTCACGTAAAGTGAAATGTTTTATCTGTACCATAGACGCAAAGTTTAACCTAAAAATTGTGTAATCAAAACGCCCTGTAAATCAAAGGGATAAAAAATAATTGAAAAATATTTTATTAAAATTGTTTGCTATTATTAAATAATAGATATAATATAGCATGAAATATAGAATAATGAAACCAAAAAAAGAAATCTGGAAAGACATTACAGGGTTTGAAGGGCTGTATATCATTTCTAGCCACGGAAATATTAAAAGAATGGGTAGGCAAATCAGGCAAGTACGCTCTGATGGTAGCGTAAGAGTAAGACATTACAAGGGTCGAATTTTAAAACCAGTAACTAACAGGCTTGGTTATTTGATGATTATGTTGAGAAATGAGAAACAGAAAAATTGTTCTGTTCATAGACTTGTAGCATTGACATTTCTTCCAAATCCCGACAATAAACCGGAGGTTAATCATAAAGATGGAATAAAATCAAATTGTAGAATTGATAATTTGGAATGGACAACACATAGCGAAAACATGAAGCACGCATATGATTCAGGGCTGATTACAAAAAAGCACATTTTAAAAGAGATTAGCCAGTTTACAAGTGATGGGAAATGGATAAGAGATTGGGCGAGTATAAGCGACGCTCACAGAGAAAAAGGATTTGATATGTCCGCTATTTCAAACTGTATAAATAGCAAAACAAAAACTCTATGTGGGAAAACAAGAACTTCATACGGGTTTATCTGGAAATTTAAAGAAATAACCAATGCCTAAAGGAATTCCAAAAGACGGCCCTCGTAAAGCCGGATGCGGACGCAAGGCCGGAGAGCCAACCACGACAATTGCCTTCAGAGTTCCGGTTGTTGAAAAGGAAAGATTAAAAATCCTGATCGGCAACATGGTTGATGAATATCTGGAAAACAAAAAACAAGACCCTCTTAGTTGAGGGTTTTTTTATATTTGCAAAAACGATTTCACTATGCCACTTAAAAAAGGAAGTTCAGCTAAGACCATTTCATCCAACATCAAAGCTGAGATGAAGTCAGGCAAGCCGCAGAAGCAAGCCGTTGCGATTGCATTGAGTACGGCAGGTAAGGCTAAGAAGCCAAGCAAAAAGAAGATGTAAAATGGCTGAAAAGAAGTTCAAGAAAACAATAGGAGACAAGACCGTCAAGTTCGGGGCGAAGGGTTATTCCATCGCACCCGGCACGGCCAAAGGTGACTCCTATTGTGCCAGATCAGCCGGAATAAAAAAGTGCAAGAATCCACCATGTCCGAATGACTTGAGCCGCCAAGCTTGGGGATGCGAGGGTAAGAAGTCAGTAAAATCAAAGGCAGTTAAATTTAAACGAACATAAAAATGAAACCAGGATTATACGCTAATATCAACGCCAAGAAGAAACGCATTGAAGCCGGATCAGGCGAGAAGATGAACCGTGTCGGTTCTAAGGCCGCACCATCGGCATCGGACTTCCGAGAGGCCGCAAAGACGGCAAAGAAGCCGACAAAGAAGAAATAGTCAATTCAAATCATTTACCGTGAAAACGGCACTACTTAATTATAATTATGGCATTAGGACGGCCCTCAATCTATGAAGAGCGATATTGCGATTTGTTAATTCAACACATGGCAAAGGGACTTTCTTATGAGTCTTTTGCCGGATTTTTAGGTGTTTCAAAACAAACCATCTACGATTGGGAGAAAGTAAATCCAGATTTTCTTGACTCCAAAAAAATAGGGGTTGAAAAATCAAGGCTATTCTGGGAGCAACAAGGCATTGATGGTCTGTTCGATACCAAGGAATCAACCAAGGAAGAAGACGGCTCTTGGAACACCAAAGAACGCAAATTGAACGCATCGGTCTGGATTTTCAACATGAAAAACCGATTCATGCAAGAATGGAGAGACAAGCAAGAGATCGAAACAACACCTCCAGAACTTACTGTTCGAATAACCGGACCAGAACCACCACCAGAAGAAAAATAGTTTGTTTGCTAACTTTTCCCCGAAATAAATTAGCAAATGAATTACGAATTCGACCGTAAATGGTGGTTAAGGTGGTACTGGCCTTATGTAGAGACTCTCTACACGAAGGAAGGCCATTACGGGACAAGGCAATCGGCCAAGAGCCACAACATTGCTAGAAAGCTAATCTACCATTCCTTTCAGCCTTACCAGTTCAATGTGATTCATTCCAGAAAGGTTTATTCAGACATCGAGGGTTCGACCTTTACCCTCTTGACCAATCTGATTTATAAGAACTTCAAAAATGATTTCATCATCCGAAAGAATCATTTTGAAATCATCAATAAGCACACGGGTAACTGGTTCAGAGGTCTGGGAATGGACAAGGCTGAAAAGGGTAAGGGTGTGGAAGGGGCGAACATTGCCTGGTTAAACGAGGCTAACCAGTTCACCCGTGAAGATATGGATTACATCGATACAACCCTGCGAGGGGAAACGGGCGTTCCTATTTCGCTAATAATGGACTGGAATCCTGAATCGATTAATCATTGGCTGAAACGTGAAGTGGACGAGAACAAGGACAAACCCGATTGCCTATTCCACAAGTCAACCTTCTGGGACAATTACACCATCGACCGTGAAGCACTACACGAACGCCTACTCAGGATCAAAGGTCACGGGATGGAAGGCGAGAGAAGGTATAAGGTTTGGGCCTTGGGCGATTGGGGCGTTGAAGATGTTGATTCAACCTTTGCCTATTCATTCGAATCTGATAAGCACGTTGTAAAGGGCAGGATCAACATTAATCCTCAGTTTGAAATATACCTTTCATTTGACTTCAACGTGACCAACACCTGTGGTGTGTATCAGTTCTTGAAGAACGTCAAAGGCCAGAAATACTATGCCACCATTAATAAGATTAAGACCTATCGAATCGGGGATCTGAAAATCCTTTGTGAAACAATCCGGGCTGAATTCCCAAAAGCAAAGTTCATCATCAACGGGGATGCCTCTGGGCAAAACAAGTCAGCATTCACATCTGATAACATCTCAGCCTACACGGCCATTAAATCGCATCTGCAACTAAATGATATGCAGATCCAGGTTGCACCTGCTAACCCGTCACACATCCAGTCAAGAGTCATCACCAACATGGTTCTGCAAAGGTGTAATGTCAGGATTGCTGAAGAAAATGACCTGCTGATTGAGGATTTAAAACAAGCACAGGTCGACAGGAAAGGAAGCCTTGACCCGTGGAAGCTGAAGAACCCGAACCTATCGCACAGTCTCGATGAGTTCAGATATTTTGTTTTCACTAATTTTCACGAAATTGCAACCGATTACGAAATTGATTGAACAAAATGAACTGCTGTAAAACCTGTTACTCCATCTGCGAGCCTCTGATTAGTTGCTTTGAAACTCTCCTGGTTTATCTGCCGATTGGATATGCAGATGAAACGGTTAAGATCAGGATTAGCAACGGTCAGAACCATGTGACCTATCAGACCTCTGAGGTCATCGGTGGTACGCATATTCAGATTGATCTGGATAACACATTGATTCCGCAAGGATTCTTTTCATCCTATGGCGGCCCGTATGAAATCCGGTTCATTGATCCATCCTTGCAGGAATTGAATTTTGTTGCAATTGACGGAAAAACGTATAATTGCATCACCTTCCAAGTTGTGAACGGTTCAACAGATGAAACGGTTGCTTTCGTCAATGCGTTCTACAACGAGATACCAGGGGGCTACTGATCATGAAAATAGTTAACGGTCTTAAAGTTTTCACGCATGACGAGGCAGTTGATATGCTGAATCAGGATGAACCGAAGCCCGAAAGGGATAAATCAGCCTTCCAAATACTATTTGTTCTATCAATCCTATTCATTCTCGCAATCCTTTTATTTTAACCAAATATGAACAACTATGAATCAAATTGTGGCGGCAAGCGCAGAGGATGCTGCATTATTGGCCCTGTTTCAGATAGCGATTCTGTCGGCAATGCTGTCGTTATTTTTGGATTACCTGATGGATCATATGCCGCCTTTCCAATGGTATCTAAAGCAACTCCAAGAACTGCCCGAAAACATCGCAAAACCCCTCGGTGAATGCCTCTTCTGTTCTGGTGCATGGCAATACCTTATCATCTCAATTTACTACTTTAATCAACCTGTATGGCTTTCAATCTTTGGCCTTGGACTAAATCACGTAAGCCTGAAACTTCTGGCATTCTTACGTCAGAAGATCAACCTGTAACACCTCAATACAATGGGACTGCCGACCGTAAGCATTGGGATAAGATCAAGTTTGCTTTCACTTCTGGAAACCGGAACTATTTCTGCTTTGGTCACGACATCAACATTCCTTACGAACGGATGCATGCAGCCATTGACATCTACCGGGAGTTGGATGCAGCAGTTAATCCGGTGTACCTGGATAGCCATTGCAAGGCCGTTGATGCCGTTCTTGAATCCGAGAAGATCAAGACCAACAAGAAACTAATTGAAATCGGCATATTGAACGCCAGACTCAAAGAACGCAAAGAACTGGCTATCTCTGTTCAGATTCAAATAAAACTGGCAACGGTTAAATACTTTGACGAGATTGAAAATCCGTTCAGTTATCAGCACGATTATAACAAGTCAAAGATCGAACATTGGGCTAAGTATGCCGATGTGCCTACTTTTTTTTTGAGTCTGCCGGAAAATCAATATCTGACTACTGGAGACGAATTACAGAGGAGTTTGAACACTTATTTACAGGGGGAAACTCTGATGAATTTAAAGATGTTAGAGCATCATATTACATTACTTGCCTCCGAGACTTCAAGCGCAGATTCAGCGAAAATCTTAGCTTTGCAAAAGGAATGGGAACAGACCTTTCTCAATTGGTCGAACAACCCCTCTACACTTACTACCTGATGTATTCGCATTGGGTAGCATCACTGAAAGCTGACAAATCCAATGCGAAAAAATGAGTACATTAAGTACCAATCAGATTGTTGTCGAATACATCATCAAGGAGGGTGATGTCAAGAAAGCCAAAGATGGTTTTGACAAGTTAACTCAGGCAGAAAAGGATGCAATCACAAATGCCCAAAAGCTTAATGACGAACTCCAAAAAACTGGAAAAGAAGGAAAGAATTCAACGGACAAAGTTGCAAGTGGACTAAATAATGTCGGTGGTGCAGCCGGAAAGCTTGGTCCGCTATTGGCAGGGGCGTTTTCTGTTGGTTCTGTTATCGCATTTGGTAAACAAGTATTCAATGTAACTGCTGAATTTCAAAAGCTATCAGCCGTATTAAAAAATACTTTAGGGAGTGGAGCAGCCGCATCTTTGGCCCTTGAAAATATTAAGGAGTTCGCCAAAACGACACCGTTTGCCGTAAGTGAATTAACTGCATCATTTGTTAAACTTGCCAATCAGGGATTTACTCCGACAATTGATCAGATGCGTAAGTTGGGTGATTTGGCATCATCAACCGGAAAATCATTTGATCAATTAGCGGAGGCAATCATTGATGCCCAGGTTGGTGAGTTTGAACGACTCAAAGAATTTGGTGTAAGGGCGCAAAAAGCAGGTGATCAGGTAATATTCACATTCAAAGGAGTCGAAACCCAAGTTCAAAACAATAATGCTGCTATTCGTGAATATTTGGTTGGCCTTGGCGATTACAACGGTGTGGCAGGGGCTGCAGCCGCAGTATCAGATACACTTGGAGGAAAGGTAAACAATCTAGGGGATGCATGGGATAATTTCCTAAACAAAATAGGAACGCTATTAGAACCAGTCCTTAAAAAGGCATTGAATGTTACTGCTGATTTTATGGATAGCATCAATAATATATTTGCAGGAGGTAAAGCCGATTCAGAACGATATGCAAGCGTTGAATTAGAGTCCTACAAATTCTTTAATGACCTTGTTTTGAATTATACTGATGATCAATTGGATCAGTTCCTAAAAACAAGGCAAGCAAAATTAAAGGCCGCACAAGATGAATTGAAAAAGGCTCAGGAAAAAGTAGAAGAAGGTTCTTCTGCATTTGGAATGGTTCAAGTTAATCCTCAGGCCGCAAAAGATGTTGAACAACTCAATATTGAAATTGCAAATTATAACGGTGAAATTGCAGCAACCACCGAACAGATAAAACTTAGGGCAACGGCTACACAAAAAACTGAAGATGCCTATGCTGCTTACATAGCCAAGCAAAAAGCATTGGAAGATGCTAAACAAAAGGCAAAAGAAAAGGCCGATAAAGAGGAATTGAAAAAGAATACTGAACTCTATCAAAAAGGTGTTCAGGCTCTCGAACTTGAAAAACAGATCACGGCTGAAAAGATCAAGCAAACGGTCGGGGCTGATGGGCAAAAAATAGCCATGATGGAGTTGGAGTTTGCAACCAACGTGAAACTCTTAAAGATTTCAGAGGACTCTGCAAAATTGGGAGTTCAGCAAGCTAAAGATAAGGCAAAACTTCTTCCCGAAATTGTCAAGACTCAAAATGTCGAAATCACCCAGGAATACATTGATGCCGGAATCAGAGATCGTGAAACTCGTGTCAAAGGTGAGGATGAAGTACAACAGGGAATTTATGATGCCAAACTAAAAGCCATTGAACGCAATAAGTTGATTCAAGAGGCTTCGATTGAGTCAGAAGTTTTAACCGATTCCCAACGAAAAGAAAAGCTGATTCAAAACGAAATAGCTGCAAATAATGAAATCATAAAGGCTAACGATGAAGCCGCAAACAAAAGCGTTGAATCTGCATTAGATGCCAATGATAAAATTCTTGCAGACAACGCTAAACTATACCGTGAATTGTCTGATTTGCGTAAAAAGGATGAGGAAGACCGAAAAAAAAATAATGTTGATTTGGTGACTGCTTATGCTCAAGCAGCCTCTTCAATTCTTCAAGATTTACGTAATCTGCAACAACAGAATGCTCAAAAAGAACTTGAATCCTTAAATAAAAAGTATGAGGCTGAACTTCGTCTGGCCGGAGACAATGAGCAGAAAGTATTGGAGTTGAATGAGAAAAAAGCACAAAAAGAAAAGGAAATTAGAACCAAGGAATTTCAGGCTCAGAAATTAGCTGCAGTTGCTCAAGTTATATTTAATGTTGCTCCAATAATTGCAAAACAAATATCAGGTGTTATAACCGCACCATTGGCGATTGCATCTTACGCAGCAGCAGCATTCCAGATTGGGACGATATTAGCCCAACCAACACCGGAGTTCAAAGAAGGAA